TCGTTCCTGCAGCCTTTGCCGCTATTGCTGGCCCTATTACTGTCAAACCAACAAATGCAGCTACAAACGGTATAGAGGCTTCAAGACTGTCTTTCCAATCAGTTTTCTTTTCTTTTACGTAGTATGTGCCGTACTCACCTACCCCACCTAGCTGTTTGTAGTAATCTCCGGTAGCGCCGTTCTTAAATTTTTGTGTAAGCCTACCGCCATCGTTTTGCTCGTTGTAATACATGGGCGATGTGCCCAGATTCAAGCTCATCTCTACCCCATCAGGAGTAGTTATAGACGTAGGTATATCCTCTTGTTCTACGTATTCATTTATCTTTTTGTTGTGCGCCTGTAACGCCAAAGAATAAGCACCAAAATCAGAGTAGATAGCGCCGGGGGTTTTTGACGCACCTGCCATTTTCTGTTGCCGCTTGGCTTCGTCTTCTCCGGGCACTATAGGCACGTATTTAGGCTGAGACGCTGCAAATACTTTAAGTTGGTACAGTTGGTCGTTTTCTAAAAAGCTATTGTTATTGTCGTCTGTGACTTGGTTTTGGCTTTTCCATGTCTCCAGTGCATCACTATCTAGCGGCTTAACAAAACTAAGCGCCCCTGCGATATTGGATGTTCCCGATTCCTCAAGCGAAGCCTTTGTGTACTCGTCAGACGTACTAGCTGTAATGTCATCAAGATAGCTTTTGCCCTCGTCGCTATCAAAATAAGCGTTTAGTCTTTCTTGTATTTCTTCTGGTGTAAGCGTTGCTAAATCTTCAACTGCCATTACGACACCTCTAGCAGACTAGCTACTACATGCAGCCTATCTGCCGTGGCTGCGGTGACCTTAACTATTTCAGATTCTTCAATAACAAGTGGCGCAGTAAGTAATTCTATTGTGGTATTCGCTCCCACTGCTTTGACCTTAAATACGCTAAATACTGCCGAAGCAGAATCGGTGATGGTTACGGTTATGGTATCGGCATTACCTGAGTCTTCTGATACGAGTATAGACTTGATAATAGCTGTTGTTGCCGTAGGGCATGTGTACAGCGTAGTCGCAGTAGTGGCGGTTAAATCTACCTTTGCATTTTTATATTGATTAGCCACTAACCCAAAAACCAAGCGGTAGCTTGTGCAGCGGGAGATATTGAAGCGTCCCGTATGCCTTTATCAAGCTGGTTAAAGTAGATACGCAGTGCATTATTCATCTGGTTAAACGACTGCACGTTATAATCATTTGGCGGATCTGGAAGAACCGGGGCTTTGAAGTCTATGTTATAACTTGTTCTGTCTACAGCCATTACCGTCTCCCATCAGGGCGCATTTCTAGTCTAGGAGAGCCTAGCTGCCACTTTACCCCAAGGTCGCTAGATTCTATCTTCATTGCTAGCTGCCTGCCACGTACTCGTAGGTCAAGCCTAGAAGTAAATGCCTCAATAGGTGCGGTTGCTGTCCTAGTTATAGAACCTGCGTTTGTACCACCTACAGAAGCAGGTGAGTTGCGCCCAGACCCAGAGTTTTGTGCCGCAAACAAGGATAACGTAGCGCTAGGACTGTCTACGGTAGATCCATCAAACGTCACATCTGGATACACTTTTTGTATAAACGCAAACCTATGCCCATCATCTAGGTCAAATTGCGCTGAAGATATAAAAGAACTTATGCCCGTAGCAGTGCCGGTCTCATTGTCATCAATACCATCTTCATGGTTGACCACGTTGTTGTTATACGTAGCGGCCATAGGGAAGTCACGTATACCTGAATCAATCCATGCAGTCCTAGCTAGATTGCCGTAGTACCAGATATTCTGTTCGTAGTTATAGATAACGTAGCGGTCTATCGTCGTAGCACCGCTAGAACAGTAGTACCACCAGATCTCACTAAACCCTTCATTTGTGCCTGCGAACACCTGATCGTACTGCTCCGTGTTGAAGTCATTAAATACATACCGCTTCAACGTGCATGGCAGCGTCTGCACACGGCCATCATATCGGTAGAATCCGCCTACACCCATCCAATAAGCCACACCATTTGCATATGCAACGGTGCTAGGAGAGGCAATAGATAGATTTTCTCCTACTGTCTGTGACGACCACACTGCTGGAGCGCCAACATACTGCAAGGCATACAAAGCTGAATCAGTCCAAATAAGTATTTCTTGCCTTGCTTGTATGGCCGTTATTATCTCAGAACCCTTAGATAGCCTGAGATCGCCCGCTTGATTTGTAGAAGATGGTGTCCAGTTAACAGCGTTTTCTTGATCTGACCAACGCAGGTGCATTGGGTCTAAGTCACTACTGCCAAGGGGGGTTGTACCAAAACAAAACACGAAACGGTTATCCGACACGAGTAGCGTATTTACTTTAGTGGGTACATTAGACGCATTGGTTTCACTAGACAGCAGCACACCACGAGTTGTTAGCGCATCAGTTGCGTCCCAGAAAAACAAGCTGCCGCCACGAGGGGCAAATACTAAGTCTTCGCCAAAATTAGATTGCGTCCATATCCGTAGTGCATCAGTAGATGTAACCCCAGTGCTCCATGTACCAAGACCCCAACCGGCAGCACCCCAACCTACAAGTGTTTCTGCTACTGCGGGGCCAGTATTTACTTGGTACGCAGCGGTCACGGAGCCACCGCCCGAAGCTGAAGAACTTGCAGCCTCACTAGCTGTTATGGTGTATGTGTTGCCCGTTAAGTACGTTATTTGGAACTCACCGTTTAGAGTCAGTCCACCTACAGCAGAAGCACCACTAAACGTAACAAAGTCATTGTTTATGTACCCACCAGCAGCGTCTGTAACTGTAACTGTGGTCGATCCACTTACAGTAGTGAAAGGGTCAGTAAGTGATACAGACGCACGTATAGGAGTAATGTCGTAGTACGTTCCACCTTGTTCTATGTAAAACTTTAGATTAGTACCCACACCAAGCAGCTTTTGACTACCTAGCGTTACCCAAGAAAACAAAGATCTAGCGACACCTAGAAAAGAATTGGTAGATATGCGGTTCCACCCACCTATCTTTTCTGGCATACCCGCTCTAAATCTTACTTTATCGCAGTCGTACCACCCGCCCTCACTTGTATAGCGAGTGTTCTCCCTATCTACTCCCGGCTTAAATACCATTTTCTGTAGTGGCATTACTTATAGTCTCCGGTGCGGATCATCTCGGTCACCTCAACAGCACGATTGCCTACCTGAGTGGCCCACCGACTGTCCATAAACTCATCGGCTGCTATGTCGAACTGCTCACGGGACATAGCCTCAATAGCCTTCACAAACCCTCGCAGGCGTGTTAGGCCAAGGTTAAAGCATATGTCAATCATCGCATCTTGTCGCGCTTCGTTGAGTGCGGGGAACCAGAAATAAGTATCCTCAAGCTCTTCTCGCACGCGCTTAATATCGTTGTTTAAGAGGTATTCGATCTCATCATCTGACAAGCCAAGACCAGATTCGCTGATATTGCGGCCAACGCCCAAAGTTTCATAGCCAGCGGAGCACAGGTACACATGACTGCGTACACCCTCATGCAGCTTCAGCATTTCAATTAGTTTTGTCATTACTTCTCCCTGCTCACGCCTCTGGTCTTCTCGTAGCTTCTCATAGCACCCAGACCCAACATCCCGGTCATAGTGGTCATCAATAGCGAGGGGTCTATCTCAGGAACCTCTACCCAAATACCTGCGATGGGTGCGATCAGTACATGATACAGAAGACCCAGACTACAGCACCAACCGATGCTAGGACGCCACCCGGCAACGAATAACGACTTATGTGCAGCCTCAACCTTATTGACCTCTAGCTGTCCCTTGGCTAGTTCATTCGCATGTCGCTCTGCAAGAGTGCTCAACTCAAAGGCGATGCGATTCTTTTCGTCTTTGTCCTCAATTACCTTATCTAGTAGCTGAGTGGCTGGGCCTATGATTGATCCGAGTATGCTCATTACGCCCACCCGCTATATCGGGCAAAACACTTGCCACAAAGTAGTTTTACTTTTAGATGCACAAAGTCCATTACTGCTCCCGGCTTTTTGCAACCAGCACAGCGCAATGTAACTCGCCTTTCATCGCTCACCGCTTCGCCATATACGCTGTAGCGCCAAAGTATAGCCCTACAATAGACGCCTGACTAAGAAACAACATATCGCTCAAAGACGCCAAAGTGGACAAGCGAGACTCAGGTATGAAGGGCAAAAGTGGTAGTAAAGCGAAAACCACCATACTACTAAGACTAACCCAAGCCATTCTTCGTTGACTGTCTGCTTTCTCTTCACGCAGTTCAATCTCAACAAGTTCTTGATTTCTTGCAAGTTCTTCATCACTCACGACCCCATCTCCATCTAGGTCGTATTGAGCAT